CGCTCAATTTGTTTTAGGTGGTTACAATGATAATGCAGATTATAACTATTATGAAAAGGTAATGAGTGGTGGAACTTTAACTGACAAATATCAAAGAGTTTACAGTTTACCAGTACATGATTACGGTAAGGCTTATGATGAAACTGATGTTAGCTTAATACCATTGCAATCTAACTCATTTACTGAATGCAAAAGCGAAATAAAGTTACTTGAAGCTGGTTTACATGGCAATCCTGCAATCGTTAGTGATGTACTACCTTATAACATATTCCCAAAAGAAACTGCAATATTTTTAAATAATAGTGACATTAATGGCTGGTACAAGGCAATAAGAAACCTAAGCAAAGATGAATCAATGAGAAAGGAATATGCAGAAAGTTTACAAAAATATATTGAAAAACATTATAACATAAACAAATGGACTCAAATAAGAAAACAGATTTTACAATCGGTATTGGCGTAACAACAACACCAAATCGTAAAGAATACGTTGATAGGTGGTTAGAATACTTTGAGAAGTTTAAACCTTCTAATTACCATCTGCACATTCACGAAGATGTACATTACAAAGGAGTTGCGTACTCAAAGAATCAAAATTTATACACTTTAAGGGACTGCGACTTTATTTTCTTATTTGACGATGACTGCTATCCATTTGAAAATAATTGGGCTGAATATTTTATTAACTCAGGATATAATCACTTACTATACTTAGAGCCTAGTCATAATTTAAAAGCTAAAATAAACGATTTAGAGATATATCGAGATTGTGGAGGTGTGTTTATATACCTAACAAAAGAAGTATTAAATAAAGTAGGTTATTTTAATTCAGAATATGGTCAGTATGGATTTGAACACGCTGGTTATTCAAACAGAATTTACAAAGCAGGATTAACCAATGCTCCTTACCAACAATTATCGAATACTGATAAATACATTTGCGCCTTAGATTATATTATTGAACACAAATCAAGTATTCCTGAATATAAAAAAGGAAAGTTAATAGAAGAAAATCGAAAAGTATTTATAAAGGAATTGCAAAGCGAAACTATTTTTTATAACTTTGAAGAGTGAACGAACACATACTTTTTAAACTAGCAACTCGCAGCAGACCACAAAAGGCAAAAAAAGCAATTGATAATATCATAATGCTTTGTAATTCAATGAATTATACAATCTTAGTTAGCATTGATGAAGATGACGAAAGTATGTTAGGTTTTAGTTATCCTAATGACAATGTATTCATATCAAGAGGAACTTCAAAAAATAAAATTGATGCTATAAATAGAGACATGGATATTTTTGAGGGTTGGGACATTTTAATCAATACTTCAGATGACATGGTATTTGAAATTAAAGGATTTGACAATATAATTAGACAAGACTTTAAAGGAAACTTTGACCAGGTTCTTCATTATTCAGATGGCAATCAACACGCAAACATTATGACAATGAGTATAATGGGATTTGATTATTATAATCGTTTTAATTACATTTATCATCCTGATTATAAGTCTTTATGGTGTGATTGTGAAGCTACTGAAGTAGCACATCTACTAGGTAAATATGAGTACATGGGAGATCAAAAAGTATTATTTACTCACAGGCATCCTGCATGGGGTTTATCAGAATACGATGAACAATACAGAAAGACTGAAAGTCAAGAAATGTGGAACACAGACTATAATTTGTTTAAATATAGAAAGTCAGAAGATTATTTTTTACCTAAACATTTAATTATCAATAAACCTAAATACAATAATGTATAGTCAAAATAACGAAGAACAAATTATAATAGAATACTTTAAAGATTTTAAAGGTCATTTATTAGATATTGGAGCAAATGATGGTGTAACTTTATCAAACAGCAGAAAGTTAATTGAATTAGGTTGGAGTGCAGATTTAGTTGAACCTGCTCCTATTCCATTTAAACAATTAGAAGAACTTTACAAAGAAAATAACAAAGTTAAATTACATAATTGCGCTATAAGTGATTTTACTGGCTTAACTTCATTTTATGTTAGTGGTGAACATTTAGGTAAAGGAGATAGTGGTTTGCTTTCTACTTTATCAATTAAGGATAAACAAAAATGGGAAGGCACAACTGATTATTTTGATTTAACAGTTCAAACTTATAGTTGGCAAGATTTTGATAAATCAAAGAAATATGACTTTATTAGTATAGATGCTGAAGGATTTGACTTGTCAATACTTAAACAAATAAACTTAGATGAATTTAATGTTCAAATGGTTTGTGTTGAACATAATAACATAGATACTCAATTTTATATGGAATATTTAGAATCATTCTATTTTCAACCAATTTTAATTAATAACGAAAACATAATAGCAGTAATATCATGAGAGTTCACCCTGTTTATAGTTCTGAAGAGGTTTTAATGTTTACCTATAAAATGTCAATTGATATTTTAGAAAAAGATATTAAAGGAGATTTTATTGAATGTGGAGTTGCTGCTGGTAGTCAAATAGGTGCAATGCAACAGGCAATGTTAGATAAACAAATACCAAGAACTATTTGGGGATTTGATAGTTTTGAAGGAATACCATTTGCAGGAATTAATGATACAGAACAACCAGGAATAGGTGAAATTGATATAAATAAAATTGGAGTATTAGAAACAACAAGTATTGCATCATATTCACAAGAAGATGTATTAAAAAACTTTCAATTATGGAATTTACCAACTAATAATTTAAAATTGATAAAAGGATGGTTTGAAAATACAATTCAAACAACATCAAAAGAAATAAAAGAAATTGCAATGTTAAGATTAGATGGTGATTTATATTCATCTACTTATGTTTGTTTAGAACATTTATTTGAAAAAGTAGTTATTGGTGGGATTATAATAATAGATGATTGGAATTTAACAGGATGTCAAAAAGCAGTAAAAAAGTTTATTGATGGAAGAAAAATAAAGAAATTTAACGAAATAGCATATTTTATAAAATGATTTTATCAATCCTTATTCCTACTGTACCTCAACGTACTAACTTATTTTTAGAGTTACATTCTGAAATAAATAAGCAGTTAGAGTTATCAAATTCTTTTGGCTTAGTTGAGGTTATTTCAGATGATGCACCAAAAGGAACTAAAACAACAGGACAAAAAAGAAACGATTTATTAAATGCCGCGCAAGGAGAATATGTTTGGTTTATTGATGATGATGATATGATAATGCCTAATGCTATTTATAACATAATTACAGCCTTAGAACAAAAACCTGATGCACTAGCCATTAATGGAATAATGACAACTAATGGAAGAGATAAAAAGGAATGGTACATCAGTAAAAATTTAGAATATACTGCTGACTGGTCAAAAGGTTATGAAATATATTTGAGACCTACTAACCACATAACTCCAACTAAAAGAGACATTGCAAGTCTAATTAAATTTGAAGATAAAAGCAATTTTGAAGATTACGCTTATTGCATGGAACTTAAGAAATTAGGATTAATTAAAACAGAAGTAGAAATAAAAGAACCAGTTTACCATTACAGATATTCAACAGAAAACAAATTATATTAATGTTACTATCAATTTTAATTCCAACAATAGAAGATCGTAAAGAAGATTTTGAAAAACTTTACAATAGGATAAAATTATTAATGTTTGAAGATGTTGAGATATTATTTGATAACTCACCTCGTTATGATTTACCAAATGGAATTTCAGTTGGTGAAAAAAGACAAAGATTAATTGATAGAGCTAAAGGCAAATATTTAGTTTTTGTAGATGATGATGATAATATTAAAGATAATTTTTTTAAATTAATTAAAAAGCATTTAAATGAAGATTATGATGTAATTACTTATAAAATAAATGCTTACATAGATGGTAAAAAGTATTTAATAGATCAGTCAATTTATCATGAAAATGAACAATTAAAAGAGGGTATAACAAAAAGATACCCATCAACACAAAGCATATTTAAAACAGAAATAGCAAAAAGACAAAAGTTTACAAATATAAATTGTGGCGAAGATTTTAAATGGACAATGAGTTTAGATTTAAAAAAAGAGAAAAAAATATACGCTGCATTACAAGTTTATAATTATGATTCAAAAAAAACAGTTGCATCATCTTCATTCAAAAGAGCAATAGTAACTTTTAGCAATACTGAAAAATATAATGCTCAAGTTGAAATAATGAAAGAATCAATAAAAAAATTTGCACCTGATATTGATTTTATTCATTATACAAGTTATGATCAAATAGGATGTAAACCACATAGTGAATATCCTTATGCTTTTAAACCTTATTCAATTCATAAAGCAAATCAACAAGGTTATAATCAAATACTTTGGCTAGATAGTCCAATACATTTAATTAAACCTATTGATAAAATTTGGCAAAAACTTAATGAAGATAAAATAATTTTATTTGATAACATTGGTTTTTCAATAGCTGATTATACTCATGATATTTGTTTAGCTCATTTTGAAATAAATAGAACAGAAGCTAAAGAGCAACCAATGGTAATGGCATGTGCAATGGCTTTTGATTTTAGAGATGACAATATGAGAAATGTATTTGACACATACTTAGGTTACGCTCACACAAATGCTTACCAAGGCGAATGGTCAAATCACAGACATGATCAATCAGTAATTAGTTGTATAGCTTATAAAAGAAATATAAAACTTTTACATCCGAACTCAAATTTTATAGCTTATGACAATCATCCTGGTCATTTACCTCATGCAGATAGTGTTTGTTTAATATCTAAAAGTTTATGATTCAATTACTTGCAACTACATACATAATAGCAAAGTTCATTCCTAAACCTATTTGGTTACACAGAAAACCATTTACATGTCCTCTTTGCTTAACTTATTGGAGTTTCTTAATTTATCAAATAATTAACTTTACTAACTATTTTGATTTATTGACTATTCCTTTTACCTTTGCATTAATAGCTTCTCTCTTTGAACGAATTAACGATAGGTACTTATGAACGAAGAAATAAAGCAATCTTTGTTAAATTGGGAGTCAATGGGTAAAAACTATTCACCAACATTTAATTGGACTGAATTAAACGAAATTGCAATTAAGTCAGGAAACAAACCTTTTAACTTAGGATGTTCAGAATGTAGAAGACAATTACTTGAATTTTTACTAGCAACAATAAAAGATGGAATCAGTAAATAATCCTAATTACTACGGAGGTAAACAAAATACCTACGAAGCTATAAAAGTAATTGAAGCATGGGATTTAAACTTTCATTTAGGCAATGTAGTAAAGTATATAAGTAGAGCAGGTAAAAAAGACAAAACTAAACTTAAAGAAGACCTCGAGAAAGCTAAATGGTATTTAGATAGATTTATTGGTACTTTATAAGTAAAAAATAAAGAAAATGGCATCAAATTCCGACATATTAAAAAAACAGATGCTTATAGCCTTAGAAAAGCATTTAAACGTTGTTTCTACAGCTTGTAAGGAAGTTGGTATAAATCGTGATACTCATTATGATTGGTTAAAGAAAGATAAAAACTATAAGAAAGCTGTAAAAGAGATTGACAATGTAGCTTTGGACTTTGCAGAATCAGCTTTGCACCAGCAAATAAAAAAAGGCAATCCACTTTCTACTATGTTCTATTTAAAATGTAAAGCAAAGAAAAGAGGTTACATAGAGCAGCAGGATGTGAAGATAACAGGAAATATGAAATTTAAAGCTGACTTTGGCGAAAGCAATACTATACAACCCACATCAGAATCAGAGGAAAATTCATAATGCAATAAATAACGGAACTGAAAAATACTATGTTATTAATATAGGTAGGCAGTTCGGTAAAACTTTATTGGCATTGAATCAAATGTTATTTTGGGCTTTAAACAATAAAGGCTGTAAAATAGCATGGATATCACCAGTCTATAAACAATCTAAAAAAGTATTTGAAGAAACGTTTAAGGCATTTGCTAAACGAATGGAGATATACCGAAAGGTTAACCAATCCGAATTAATCATTGAATACATCACAGGTTCAACAATTCAATTCTTTTCAGCGGAGCGATACGATAACATTCGAGGTTTCACATTTGATTACCTGGTATGTGATGAGTTTGCCTTTATGGATGAAAAGGCATGGACTGAAGTATTAAGAGCAACTGTACTTGTAAAAGGTAAAAAGGTGCTTTTAATTTCAACTCCAAAAGGTAAGAATCACTTTTATAAGATGCATCAATTGGATGGCACTAATGAGCAGTACAAGTCCTTCACAATGACTTCGTACGATAACCCAATGATTAATCCATCCGAGATAGACGATGCAAAGTTAACCTTACCGGAAATGATATTCAGGCAGGAATACTTAGCCGAGTTCATTGATGGATCTGCAATGCTATTTAATAACCGGCAATTAACAGATAACAAATCTTACGGCAAAGCATTTGCAGGTATTGACTTAGGAAGAGCAGACGATTACTCGGCACTATCTATATTCAATGAGAAAGGCGAACAGTTCTATATTGAACGTTGGAGACATAGCGATTGGGCAACAATAGTAAAGAATATTGCAAATGGATTAAGGACAAATAATGTCCAAACTGCATTAGTTGAGGTTAACTCTATTGGAGATGTTATATTTGAAATGTTACAAAAAGAATGTTCAAGTTATTGCACTATTGAACCATTTGTAACTACAAATCAAAGCAAAAAAGAAATAGTTGAATCTTTGATAGTGGCAAATCAAAACAAAGAGGTTAAATTCTTAAATGTGGACTGGTTAGACAAAGAACTTGAAATGTTTACATATGAATATAATCCAAAAAGTAGAGTAATTAAATATTCAGCTACAAGTGGTTTTCACGATGACGGAGTTATGGCATCATGTTTAAGTTTTCACGCATACAGTAAATACAAAACAGGCAGATACACAATAATATAATTAAAAGGTACTTTTTAAAATGATGACAATTGAATTACCAAATAGCTGGCATGATATCTCAATAGAGAAATTTCCTTTAATCTATGATATTACAAGAGATAAAGATATTGATCCTATTGATAGAGAAATTAGAGTTATTTCCATTTTAACAGGCATTACAGTTGCTGAAGTTGAGAAAATAAGAATCGACCAACTAAAAGAACTGATTAAGAATGTAAACTTTATTTTTAAAATGGAGTTTCCTAATTCAGTTGAGATGTTTAAGCACAATGGCTACAGATGGGTAGTAAATTATGACATCACTAAATTAAGTGCTGGGGATTTTATAAGTTTAAGCAAACTAACAGAAAGCGAAGAAAGTATTATTGGTAACTTACCTCAATTAGTTGCAATGTTTGTTAAGCCTTATAAACTTAAATGGTTTAAGTTAAAAGAGGTTGAAATGGATTATGCAGAAAAAGTCGAACATATTAAGAGTATAAATGTAGGCATAGTTTATCCTTTGTGTGTTTTTTTTTGCAAAGTTATAGAAGGTTTGTATCCTCATATAGAGGATTATTTGGTAAAACAAATGAACGAAGCGAGAATGACAATGGAGAGCGAATTGAACGAACTGAAGAACAAAAACACTTAGATTATTGGAGTTGGTATGTTACATTGGATAGCTTAAGCGGTAAAGATAGAAGTAAATGGGACTTTTATTTAAATATGAATGTAGTTGCTTTTTTAAATTATTTGAGTTACATAAAAGATAGGAATAAATGGCAAAAATAAACCAACAGCAATTTAATGAACTAGATAACCTTTTATCTGACTTAGAAGATAAGCTAACAGGTGAGCAGGATATTTATTCTCAAAAAGTAAATGACTTTTTAAAAAGAGTTAAAGATAATTTAGAGAAATACAAGTTTAATGCTTCAGAAAATTTATCTCAATCATTAAAGGCATTACCAATTAAACAAAATCAAAACGGGGTTACAGTAACCATTCAGCTCGAAGATTATTGGGAAGATTTAGAAAAAGGAACACCAGCAAAAGGATATTCAAAAGAAAATAGAAAAAAGCTGCAGCCTAAGATTTTAGAATGGATAAGTTATAAACCTGAATTACAAAGCATAGCAGGAGATAAGAAAGGGCAAAGGTCATTATCCTATGCAATAGCAACAAACATACTTAAAAAAGGAACTATCAAAAGATTTGGATATAAAGGTAAACCATTCTTAACTGAAGAAATCCCACAATTAGAAAAAGACATAACACAAGAATTTGAATAATGACACTAACAATATACAATACACCTAACAGCTATGCACCCGTTTACAATCAAATGGTTTTTACTTTGAGTTCAACAAACGTTGCTCAATCTAATTTTCGTTACATAGCAGATATTTATGTAAATGGATCAAGTGATTATACTAGATTAGAAGTAGGAAGAAATCCAAGTAACAACTATGGAACATTTGATGTGGCTGGTATCATTCAAAACTTTTTAACTAGGGATGCAGATGACAATACAACTACATTTAAACAATGTGTAAACTCAATAGCATCTTACATAGTTCAATTTGGTGAGCAGTATGGGGCCAGTAGTGGAATTACGAACTATCCTAACTTAACAACAAGTTCAGGTTATTGTTTTAACGGAGTGTTTAGTCCATTAGACTTTTTAGATTTCCAAACTAACACTTATGTACTTCAAAATAGTTCAAGTCAATTTCTTACTGATAGACCAACTTTTGAATCAAGAACAGGTGAAAAACTTATTTTAGGTTTTATGACTGATGCTGCAAATGAGGCAAAGTTTTTAGAGATTATAACTTTTTATGATGAAGGTACAATATTTAACACAGTTACAGTCGCTAATCCTTTTACATCAATAAGCAATAGGCAAGACCGTTCAATCAATGTACGAGTAGATTATGATTGGCTAACTACATTAGTTAATGCAGACTTATCAAGTGGATCAACACCTATATTCGTTGTTAATTGGGAATACTATGATGTAAGAATTAAAAACAGCACAGGAACGATAGTAAGTGAAACAATCCGTATATATCCTGGTGAAGATATTTGCTCAAAGTACACACCTATTCGTTTTAAGTTTATGAATAACTATGGTAAGTACGATTATTACACTTTTACAGGTGCAATGACTAAGAACACCAATATTAAAAGAAATACTTACAAAAGCAATCCTAATCAATGGAGTGGTACTAATTATAGCTACTCAACTACAAGTAGAGGATTAAGCCAATATGAAACAATATTAGACGATACAATTACAATTAACAGTGATTGGATTACAGAAAATGAATCTATATGGTTAGAACAATTAGTAACAAGCCCTGATGTTTATATTTACGATGGCAGCAACTTAGTTTCTGTAAACATAACAGATAGCAGTTATCAAACAAAATACGAAGCTAGTCAGCAACTATTTAATTTAGTGGTTTCATTTACTTACTCACAAAACAAAAAAAGACAAAGAAGATGATTTTAACTAAAATATACATTAATAACGAGCAGATAGATTTAAAAGAAGATGTTTCAATACCTCTTAACTTTAACATTGCTGATATTAGAGAACCTGAAAAGCGCAGCACTACATGGAGTAAGACTGTTATATTACCAGGCTCTACTTTTAACAATGAATTGTTTTCGAATATATGGAATGTTAATGCAGTCATTAATAGTACAGGCACTACTAACTTTAGTCCGAATTTTAATCCGAATTTAAAAGCAATAGCAGAAATAACTTACAATGAAGCTACACAGTTCAAAGGTATTTGTCAATTGTTAAATGTTAATGTAACTGATAAATACGAGATTGAATATGAGGTAGCTTTTTTTGGTGAGTTGCAGAATGTATATCAGTTTTTTAATAATTCTTACTTAAGAGACATTGATTTAACAGAATATAACCATACTTACACTTTAAATAATCAGTATTTGAGTTGGTATAAGCCTATCGGACAAGGCTATGTATATAGTATGATTGATTATGGAAAAGGTTTAAATAATCAGTTTAAAGTAAGTGATATTTACCCTTCAATATATGCTAAAACGATTTTAGATAAAATGTTTAGCGAAGCTGGTTTTAGTTATCAATCAAATTTTTTAAATAATGATTTATTCAAAAGATTAATTATACCTTATAATGGGCAAAGCCAATTAACACTATCTAATGATGCAATAGAAAACAGAAGTTTTAGAGCAACAAAAAATACTTTACAAACATTAGAATATGCAAGTACAGGAACTACTTTTTATTCAGATTTAAGTTTTGGTGGTGCAAGTGCCGAAATAACTTATGAAGATGAAGTAACAGAACCTAATTTTGATCCTGGTAATGTTTTTACATTTAATACTAGATTTACAGCGAGTAGAAGTGGTAATTATAGTTTCAAAACATTTTTAAAATGTTATGTTACATATTATCCAATGAATCCTGCAACATTTAATTTTAATAGTTATGATGCGCCTAAAACAATAGCTAATTTAGAAATACGAAGAATAAGGAATTTTACTAATGATGTTATTATTGCAAACGTTCCTATTACAATAGTTCCATTTGGAAATAATGGAAATTCAAATCAATTTAATTTGTTTTCTAAAACTTCTGCAATAAATGATAACGATACTACATTTACAAATGAGGGGAGCTTAGAAATACAAACCAACTTAAATCAAAATGATAAAATAATATGTTATATACATACCTCTGATTCAGTTTATTTATTAAACAGACCTGATCCGAACGATCCATTAAATAACATAGAAGTTGAAGGAGACTTAAATATTTTGTCAGATTCATATTTTTCAGGCAAATTATTAGATTCAACTATTCAAGAAGGTGATACAGTTATTTTAAGTGATGTATTGCCCGACAAAATAAAGCAAAGTGATTTTTTCAATTCAATAATAAAGATGTTTAATTTATTTATTGAAATAGACAAATCAGATTCTAAAAAACTAATAATCGAACCAAGACCATCTTTTTATACAAGTGGCGTAACAAATGACTGGTCTAAAAAATTAGATTACTCAAAGGAAACTAAAATTATTCCAATGGGTGAACTAAACAATAAGGTTTATAAATATACATACAAAGAGGATAATGATTTCTTTAATAATAAGTATAAACAGCAAACAGGTGAAATATACGGAGAGCAAAAATACGAAGTATTAAATGATTTTTTAAAAGGCGAAGTAAATAATGAATTAATATTTAGCCCAACACCATTAGTAGATACTATCGGGCATGATAGGATAATACCTAAAATTTATTCAGTAAATACAAACGGGCAAATAGGTTACACAGCATCGAACATTAGAATATTATATTATTCAGGTGTTAAAACAACTAATTATCAATGGTCTCACATAGCAACAAGTGGAACTACTCAAAGAAGTATTTATGCTTATGCTGGACATTTAGATGATCCATTAAATCCAACTATTGATATTAATTATGGAATACCTAGACAAATATTTTATACACTAAACAAATGGACATCAAATAATTTATATAATACTTATTGGAAAGATTATATTGAACAGATAGCTGATAAAGACAGTAAATTATTTACAGGTTATTTCTTAATAAACGAATGGGATATTCAAGATTTAGATTTTAGAGATACTTTCTTTTTTGAAAATGAATATTGGAGACTTAACAAAATAATTGATTATGATAGAGTAAATAACCAACCAACTAAATGTGAGTTTATTAAGTTAAAGACTTTGCCACCATTTGTAGCAGATGAAGGCTTTGATACCTTTGGAGGATTAGAAGATGGAAACATAAACGCTCCAACAGGTAAAATAGTAAACAACTACAATAATAACAATGTAGCAGACGGAGCAATAGTAAGTGGTTTTAATAATAATGTTCAAAGTGGTAATGGTGTTTTAGTTATAGGCAATGACATTATGATTTCGCCTAATGCAAGGAATATAAATGTAACAGCATCAAGTGGAATAAGTGTATTTGATTCAAGTAATGTAAGCATAACAAGTTCAACAGGTGTAACTGTATTTGATGGTGTTTCAAATGTAAGTATCACAAATAGTTCAGGAATAACAGTAACAGAATCCAATGTAACATATCAAAATGGAATTAAGACTTACAACAATGTTACTTATAAAAAATATATTGCTTTATTAAAGCAAACAGGAACTAATCCACCAACTGCAACTATTATTGATAATACTTTAAGCGGTGAAATCATTTGGACTTATAATGGAGCAGGAAACTATACAGGAACTTTAACAAACGAGTTTACTCAATACAAAACAACTATTTATCATAATAATACAGCGCAAGGATTTACTTATGTTAATTGGCAGAATGAAGATGAAATAGATGTAGAAACGTGGAATACATCAGGAACTAGTGCAAATGGGTTATTAGACTACATGACAATCGAAATACGAGTTTATTCATAATTGGTACTTAAAAGATAATGGCAAAGACTACAATAGACATAGAAATACAAACCAATGTAAGTGGTGAATCTGTAAAAGACCTTAGACAGCAATTCAATGAAGTTGAAGATGCCTTATTTGAAATGGCAGGAGCTGGAAAGCAAAACACAGAGGAGTTTAGAAAATTACAAAAAGAAGCCGCAAAAATAAAAGAGCGTGTTGATGATTTAAATGAATCTATTGATATGCTAAAACCTGAAGCTAAATTTCAAGCAATTGCAAATTTAGGAGCAGGAGTTGCATCAGGATTCGCAGCAGCACAAGGCGCAGCTCAACTCTTTGGTCAAGAAAATGAAGCCTTAGATAAATCACTTGCAAAAGTTCAGGCAGCAATGGCTTTAGCTCAAGGAGTTCAAGGACTTGCAGGAATGGGCGATAGTTTAAGGGTTGTTGGTGCTATGCTTAAATCAACAACCATTGGAACAAAGTTAGCAACTGCTGCTCAATGGTTATGGAATACTGCTATTATGGCGAATCCAATAATGGCTATTATAACTGCTATTGGTGCTTTAGTAACAGCTATTATTATTCTAACTCGTACAATGAATGATGAAGATGAAGCGCAAAAAGAGGTTATTAAGAATAGAGAAAAAGAGTTAGAGTTAATGCAAGAAGCCGATAAGGCAATGCAAAAAGAAGCTGACTTTAGAAAGAATTTAGCAGCAGCACAAGGTAAGAGTGCAAAAGAACAACTTGCTTTAAATGAAGAATTAAGTAAGCAAAGAATTAAAAGAATTGATGAAGAAATACAAGCAGCAAGAAGGTTAATCAATGATAGATTAGTAAGATTTAGAGATGCAGATGAAGAAGAAAAGATAGAATTACAAAAAGCTAATTCAGAAACTTTAAAGTTGATGAAAGACTTAGCTGATGAAAGGCTATCTATTCAAAGAAACTTACAAATTGAAAGCACTAAATTAGAAACAGATACAAATAAAGCGGCAGCAGATAAGGCTAAGGAAAGGGCAGAAAATGCAAAAAAAGTAGCTGAAGAAAATGCTAAATGGAGAATTGAATTTGAAAAAGAAGTATTAAGGCGACAAGCCGAAATGAATAAAGAATTTGAAGATTCTCAAAAGAAAAAACAAGAAGAACAAGATAAAATAGATGCTGATAGAATAGAAGCAGAAATACAAGCAGAGCAAAAAAAATTAGATGCACAAAAAGCTGCAAGATTAAAAGCAGTTGAAGATTATAAAAAAGGCGAAGAAGAAAAAACAAAATTAGCTTTACAAGGATTACAAAGCGTTCAATCATTAGTAGATGCTTTTGCAGGTAAAAGTGAAGCAAGTCAAAAGAAAGCATTTCAAATTAAAAAGGCTGCAAGTTTAGCACAGGCAACCATTGAAACTTACCAAGCTGCACAGTCAGCATTTGCAAGTCAAATGGCAATACCAACACCTGACGCACCAATAAGAGCAAACATAGCAGCAGCAATAGCAATAGCAAGTGGATTGGCTCGAGTAGCTGTAATTGCCAAAACTAAATTTGAAGGCGGTGGCGGTGGTGCAAGTGGTGGCGGTGGCGGTGGTAACTTAGGAACGTTTAGCCAAGGCGGTGGTGGTGGTCAACCTCCGCAAGGATTAACAGCACAAAACACAGTAACGCAATTAAATCCTGATGGCACAGTAGCAGGTCAAGGCAATAGAGAAGCAGCACCAATGAAAGCGTATGTAGTAGAAAGCGAAAGTAGAGCAGTAACAGAAAGAGTAAACAAATTAAGTAATAATTCAAAAATAGGATAACATGGAAAATTTACCAGTTTATAAATTAGTAATTGATGATAGTGACGAACTTGGAGTTGAGTATATTGCTTTGGTGGACCAGCCTGCAATAGAAACTAATTGGCACGCATTTAAAGAACATCAATTTGAAAGTTATATTGATTACCCAAAAGATGAACAAAACATGAAAGGGCATTTTAAATTCTTTGCAGATAAAGAACGTAGATTAATTAGCGGCGCACTCATGATCTCCGATTTGCCCATCTATCGTATGGATGATAGTGGAGAGTATTATGTAGTGTTTGACAAAGAACAAATTGAAAAAATAGCACAGCGTTTCTTCAAAAAAGGATTTACTCATAATGTAAATATGATGCACGATAGCGAAAGACAAGTTGATGGAGTTTACATGGTAGAATCTTTTATTATTGACAAAAGTAGAGGCATTAAAACACCCGAAGGCTATCCTACATTAACAGAGGGTTCATGGTTCGGAACTTTTAAAGTAGATAATAACGAGGTTTGGAATGACTTTATTAGAACAGGAGTGTTTAAAGGTTTTAGTGTTGAGGGTGCTTTTGCTCATAAAAAGCTAAAAGATGCTCCTGTAAACGTTATCGAATCATTAGCCGATAGAATACACAACTTGAGAAAAAAAGTGGCAGAGATTGCAACTAAATGAATTTAATGTACTTTATAAAAAAACAAGACAATGGAAAATAAAAAACAAACATTCAAAGAAGTTTTTTCAGATATGAAAGAATTATTTAAGGATATTTTTCAAGACGAAGTAAAAGACTTAAAATTTGTTGACTACAAAGCAAAAGACGGTTCTATTGTTCGTACTGATACAGAAGAAATCGCAATTGGTTCTAAACTGCAAGTTATAACTCCTGATGGTGTTATGGATTTACCAGTTGAAGTAACTGAAATGGTTATTATGGTAAATGAAATGCCAATGAAAGTTTACGTTGAAAACGGAGTTGTAAAAGGCATTGAACCTGAAGAAGTAATGGAAGAACCTGTTATGGAAGAAATGGCATCCGATAATAACGAACAATTTGAAGCTAAGTTTGCTGAATTAAACGAGCGTTTATCAAAGTTAGAATCTGCATTAGGTTTATCTAATCAAGCATTAGAAGCTGCAAACGCTTCTATCTTAGCACAAACAGATTTAAACAGAAAGTTATTTTCATTGATTGAAAAAGTTGCAGATGCTCCAAGTGTTGAGCCTAAGTCAACTTCAAAAGAAAACTTTAAAAAATCAAACACTACAAGTTTAGAAGAATTTAGAAAAAAAGTATATAACTATTAACCAATAAAACAAAAAACAAAATGGCATTTTCATTTGATTCAATGACTGCTTATGTTGAAGAAAACAGAGCAGACCTCATCACCAAGGCAATACTAGGTGGTGTAACCTTAGGGAAAGGAGTTGACATCCGTACAGGTATCAAGTCAACAGAAAAAATCCCTGTATTAGAAAGTACAGTTCCATTCCAAGCAGAAGCGTGTTCATTCACAACTTCAGGAACTACTACTTTTTCACAGGTATCTATTGCAACTGTAGGTATTAACTTTGCAGAACAATTCTGTTTAAAAGACTTAAATACTTACTATACTCAAAAGTATTTACCAGCAGGAGCAAACAATGATTCTTTATCAATTGCACAAAACATTATTGATAGAAAATTAGCACAAGTTGCTCGTAACGTTGAGAACATGATTTGGGCAGGTAAAACTACTTACACTAACTCAACTGTATTAAAACAAATGAATGGTTGGTTAGCAACAATTGACACAGCAGGAACAGCAGTAGCAGCAACAGCATCTACTTTAAATGCAACAAACGTATTAACTATTTTTGATGACATTTACGCAAAAGTACCTTCAGCTGCAATTGCAAACGAACCAATCGTTGCTTTCTGTGGTTATGATACTTTCAGATTATTAGCTGCTAAGATTACATCAACTTACGGAATTTATGGTTCACAATACACAACTGATAATGTTTGGAACAATTGGGAATTAATGTATCCAGGTACTAACATGAAGGTTGTAGGCGTACCAGGATTAAGTGATGCAGCAGTTGATACAGGTTCAGTACCAACAGCAGTAAAAAATCGTATTATCGCAACTTACGCTTCTAACTTAGTATTCGGTACTGACTTACAATCAGACTTAGAAAACATCGAGGCATGGTATTCAAAAGACTCGCGCGTATGGCGTTTATTTGGTGCATTTAAGGCTGGAGTAGCAGTTAAATTCATCGACCACGTTGTTCAATACACTAACGCTTAATATTAACCAAGGGAGTGTAAAAGCTCCCTTTTAAAATTTTAAAACATGCCTTGTAATATTATTGAAGGATTAACACTAGACTGTCGCCAAGGTGCGGGAGGTGTAAAGAAAATATATCTTACAGAGTTTGCCAATGTTACAACAATTACAGCTTCATCAGGTCAAGTTAGTGGAATCACAATGGTAGCAGGAAAAAAATTCTGGACTGTTGAGGTTGAGTTAGAAGATGCACAATTTGACGAAAATGCAACTGTATCAATTGAAAATGGTACAACTTTTTACGAACAAACATTAGTTTTTTCAGTTTATAAAATGACTGCTAAAAATCGTAATATTGTTCGTTTACTAACACAAAACAGATTGATGGTTATTGTTCAAGATGCAGATGATGTTTATCACTTAGCAGGTGAAACAAGAGCAATGCACTTAACAGCAGGAACTTCATCAACTGGCAAAGCAATGGGTGATAAAAATGGCTACTCAATTACTTTAACAGGCAAAGAACCTTTACCTGCAAACAAAGTAAATTCAGGAGTTATTTCAGGCATTATATAATTTTCCTGTTCGTTTGATTTTCGAGAGGTTGCAGAAATGCAACCTTTTGTTTTTATGGTACTTTTTAAAATATGCAAATAATAAATAAAGGACAAAATAATTTTCTAGTATTTACATTAACAGAAAAAGTTACTTTAAATAATCCTTACTATTTATTTAGCTTTAAACATCAAGTGTTAATGAGTACAGTTAATTTCATTTCAAGTGATGTAAGTGGCTTTCCTACTCGTTTCAATAAATTTTTAATAACTGAAACAACAGGAGTTACTAATTTAACAAGTGGAATTGTATCTTTGCCGGAAACAGGATTTTATGAATATGCTATTTACCAACAAACAAGTTCAAGTAATTTAAACGTTGCAAATGCAGATGGCTTACTTGAAATAGGAATGGTAAAAGTAGAAAGTCCTTTGCCTGTTGTTAATGCTTACGATAATCAAAACAAAACGATTATAACTTATGGAGAATAATATATATGATGTAATTAATCTTAAACTACAGGCACACAAAACACCTGTATTTAAAGAAGAAAAATCAAAAGAATGGATAATTTATGGAGCAGATAAAGAAGGTGGTTACTATAATAACTATCCTGGTTACTTACTTTATTTATTCAATCGTAGCTCTAAGCATAATGCTTTTATTAACGGCAAGGTTTTATACATTTGCGGTGCTGGTGTTGGCTTTGATAGTACTGATTTATCAATTCAAGACATTGCACTAGCTAATGACTTTATAAATAAAGAGAATACAAATTTTGATACTTTAAAAGACATTGTAAAAAAATGTGTTTTAGATAAAAAATTATTTGGTGGTTATTATTTAGAAGTAATTTGGAATAAAGCAGGTAACAACTTTGAGGTTTTACATTTTCCTTATAACAATTTAAGAAAGGCAAAAGATGCAGATGGCTATTGGTATTCAAAAGACTGGAGTAAACAAAAACAAAGTCCCGAAGAAACCGATTTAGAATACATCCCTTTGTTTGATCCTGAGAAACCAACAGGCAGACAAATATTTGTTTCAAAAGAATACAGACCTGATTTAGATGCTTATCCTTTGCCTGATTATGCGGCTTCGGCTGTGTATGCAGAAGTAGATGTTGAATTGTCTAATTATCGTTTAAATGCAATTAAAAGTGGTTTTAATGCAGGAACTATTCTTAACTTCTCAAATGGCAGACCAACCGAAGAAGAAAAAGAAGAAATTGAAGCAAGACTAAAAGAGAAATTCACAGGCACAGATAGAGCAAACAGCTTACTAATAACATTTAGTGGCAATAAAGATTCTGCTCCAACAATTGAACATTTAACACCTCAAAATGTAGATTCTCAACTAACAGAATTGAACGACCAAGTTATTCAAGAACTAATTATCGGACATCACATTCCTAACCCTATGCTAGTAGGAATAAAAACAGCAGGGGAATTAGGCACGAAAGACCAAATAAATGATTCTTACGAACTTTATAAAAATACTTACATCATTCCTAATCAAGCTGAAATTGAGAAAGACTTTAACTACTTACTTAAATTAAAAGGATTTTCAAATCGTATTTATTTAAAAGAGTTAGATCCTATCGAAGAGCAGTTACCTATTGAAGAAAAGATTAAGGTAATGACTAAAAATGAGGTTCGTGAAATGTATGGATTACCACCTTTAGAAGAAGAAGTTAAGCCTATTGTTTCAAGTGCTATCCATAGATTTGACGACCATGTATGTAAACATTCTTTTGCATTTGACGACCATGTATGTGAACATTCTTTTACTTCTCAAAGTGAAATTGATGAAGTAATTGAAATCTTTAAAATGTTTGGAGATGATAGAGAAAATTACGAAGTTATTGAGCAAACCTTCATGAACGAGGATAATCGCTTTGAGTTTGCAGTCGATGTAAGTCCATTAAGCAAACAAATTAAAAGAGACATTGTTGGCTTATTAGATAAAGACCCATTAATGGATAATAAGACCATTGCAGATACTTTAAGAATTAAAGAAGATAGAGTTGCAGACTTAATCAATGACATGGTTAAAGAAGAACTAATTAAGGTTAAAGAAACAAACACAGGCGGACAAAAAAAAGATATTAGAGTACCAACAACCGAAGCTATTAGAACATCAAACAAAATAGGCACAGATACCGAAGATTACAAAATTATGTACACTTATGAATGGAGAACAGGAGTAAAACCTGACAAACGAAATTCAAGAGAGTTCTGTGTTAAGTTATTGGATGCAAATAAAATGTATTCAAGAGCGCAAATAGAACAGATTAGTAAGATAGTAGGTTATGATGTTTGGAATTATAGAGGTGGTTGGTGGACTCGCAAAGGTGGTCAAACAAGAACACCATTTTGCAGACATATTTGGAGTGCTAACGTTGTAAAAATTAAAAAATAATGGCAACAGTATTATTATTAACAGCAACATACATTAAGGATTACACATTTGTTGACCCTAATGTAGATGAAAAATACTTAAGAATTTCTATTGAAGAAGCTCAAAAAATTCATATTAGAAATTATATTGGTTCAGGTTTATATGATGAAATAATAAACCAAGTAAGTACAAATACATTATCGGCTTTAAACACTACCTTATTAGATAATTATATTATTCCTGCTCTTAAATGGTGGGTAATGGTTGAGGCTGCGCCCTTTTTAACTTATAAGGTAACTAATAAGAACATTGTAAAAAAGAACAGTGATAACAGTACAGGAGTTGATTTTAACGAATTAAATTCTTTTATGAACTTAGTTACTGATAAAGCACAGTATCACACTAAAAGATTAATTGATTATTTATTTGAGTATTCAGACCAATACCCATTATATGATAATCCTGGCGATGGCTTTGATACTATTTATCCACAAGGTTATTCTTACGAAGAAAGTATTTATTTAGGTCGTAACCGTTCAATATTTAGCTATGAAGAAAAATTTGAAAAAAGAAAACGTTACTAAAAAGAGTGGATATAAACTCTTTAATAAAATTGAAATATTAAAAAAATTTTTGAATGATAACGTTAAACCAAGTAATAAAAAACCTAAATAATATTGCAAACGCACATTATCAAATCAATTCTTTTGGGAATGGTAGTGTTATTGAGTTTGCGACTAGCGGAATAACTGAATATCCTGCAATGTGGGTAGATTACGAACCACCGGTATTACAAGGAAATGCTTATACTCATGCTTTAAGAATCTATGTAATGGATAGATTGATTAAAGGCAAACAAAATGAGTTAGAGTTATTCAGTGATATTCAGCAAATATGTTTAGATATTATTGCACAGCTTAACTCTACTATTTATGGTTGGAAATTAGTTAGCGATAACGTTACTTTAAATCCATTTAGTGAACCTAGATTTGATGATGAAGATGCAGGTTATTACTTTGATGTAAATCTAAAAGTACCTTTTACTTATGATAGATGCCAAATACCATTTGATTCAACTATAACGAATGCAGGAACATCAAATTTAGTTACTATTGTAAATCAAAATGGAACTGTTATAACG